TTCCACATAATTAATTAGAACTTGCTTATGCCCTTCAAGAGCTTCTTTTCCTCTCTTAATAGCTATATTAGCCCCATTTATGCTATTTCCCCATCTTTTAAATGATTCAGCTCCCTCGGCAGCAGCAGTTCTTAGGGTAGTTTCTAATGGGGTTTCAGTTGATTGGGTTGTGAACTCAGTAATTAAGTCTATACCCTCCTTCATCCAACTATTGAACTTACTGCCTTTTTTTATAGCCCCATCAATAGCACTAACAAGTTTATCAAAAGAAATAGCTAAGGTGTCTTCAATAGTAGATGCCATTCCCGACATCTCTCTATTAGTATCGGAATATTCAAGAGCCAACTTTTTTACTTTTTCTTGCTGCTCTGATAAAATCACCAATGCACCTGCTGCTCTAATCCCAACCAACTCTGTAGCCGTTGCAACCTTGTCAGATGATTGCCTGACCACCTCTAAAGCACCCCCATAGGAAATGCCTTTTTCATTCAGATCAATGTAAATCTTTCTTAAATCCGTACCCGCTTTTGAAGCATCTATATTTGCATCGGTCAATGCACCTAACCTTGCTGTGTTCTGTTCTAAAGTAACACCCATTGCGTTTGCAATAGCACCTGAGTTTGCAGTACCTACAGTAAATTTCTCTAGGGTTAATGATGACTTAGAGAAGGATTCAGCCATTACATTAGCAGCCCTTCCCGATTGGTCAGCCTCTAAGTTAAAACTCCTTAAAGTACCTGCCATTGTCTTTGCAGACTCCCCTAAATCTTCACCAGAGACTAGAGCTAACTCTTGAATTGCTTTAGTAGTTTTTAGTATCTCTTTTGTAGAAAATCCTAACTTAGATAGCTCTAATTGTAGAGTTGAAATCTCACCTGCTGTATAACTTGTAGTTCGACCTAATTCTAATGCGTTTGCAGTTAATGCGCTAAACTCTTTATCAGTTGCACCAGAGATAGCCTTTACTCTAGCCATCTGCAATTCAAATTCTGATAGGTTTCTTAAAACAGCCCCAATTCCTTGTAATATAGCCTGACCAGCAAAGGCAGCAAGCATGGTAGACCGAAGACTAGCTCCAATCTTATTCATACTGCCTTGAAAGCCTGTCATTTTAGCCTTAGCTCTTGCTAGGTCTCTTTCTAGCTTTTCCGTTGTGGCTCTTAACCTTAAGATTAAATCGTTTCCTTCTACAGCCATTACCCTATCTTCTTAAATTCCTTCAATATCTCTGGCTTTAGGTTCTTTGCCATTACTATTAATGCACGTCTACCCTTGTTTAATTTTGCTAGTTTGTAAGGATTATATCCTGTGATACCTCTTACATCCCCATGCTTTCTTCCTCTTTTGTCAGGTCTGTTGCTAGTTTTGTAGTTGCCAAAAAATACAAGGCTTTGATACCCTTTTAATGACCACCATTCTTTTCCTGCACCAGCCGATACAGGTACATCAACACCCTTAGTATAAACATTAACTCCAGGTCTCATTCTAGACTTTGAAGTATTAACCTTTACACTCTTTCTAATGTGACTTATGTAAGGAAATCTACTGCTAGATGGGATAAGTCTTTTAACCTCATCTTTCAGAACATTTCCCCCCTTCCTTGCAACCCTCCTAATAATGTTTTTTTGCCTTGTTTTATGAAAGCCTATGTTATCCAACTTCTTGAACACTTTTTGCATACCTTCTATAAATATCTCAGCCATACTTTTTGGTAACTTTCATTATCATATTAGGTGTCAACTTCTTTTTATCTGTTTTATCAATTGGTAGTTTAACATCCTCTAAGAAAAACGTATCCTTTTTAAGATGTGGTGCTGCTGAATAATAGGCTGATATTCTAACCATTTCCCATTGCTCATCAGTCCTCTTTCTGTACCCTTTGTAAGCTAATTCAATCTCCCTTGGGGTCATCTTCATAAACTCACTTTTTGGAATGGAGAGTACCCCAAGGCCTACCTCATAAAATTCATCCCAACTTAAACTACCGCCTTGGGACTCTCCACTTACTTTTTTTCAGAACTTCCAGTAATCGTAGACATATCATGCCCAAACGCCTCGAATATTTCTACCATATTCTTTGGCGTAATCAATTGCCCTACTTCTTTTAAGGATAACTCAAATTTATCATCTGCTTCCTTAAAACCGATGTAGGCTATATTTCTAGCGTTTGAAATTCCATCACCTTTTATGTCTGTAGCAGACAGGTTGAACATCATCTCATATTCAGCTATAGCATTCATTGTAAAATTGAATTTTCTTGGGGGTAGTGGGGGTAATTCTAGTTGTATCGTTTTCATGTTATGCTTCTGTTCCTAATGTTAATGCTCCTGATCCTCCTAGTGAAAATGTCCATTCAGCCACTCCATCTAGTTCACCAGATTGCTCAATATTTGTAAAATATGCGCTTCCACTTGCCTTAGAATCTCCTGTTACTCCTGTAGTGAAAACCATTGCTACTTGCGTTCCTGCTGCCCATGCTGCCAATGCTTCATCCAACCCTTCTGTAGCTGAATAATCCACGTAGCTAGTCCCTGACGCATTCCAATCTTTAGTTCCTGGGATAAACTCCTTATACCCTCCACTATCTTTATTAGTGCATTCTACCTCTGCTGTATTTACAGTCAAACTAACCGAAGTATTAAGCTCAATAGCCGTACCTCCAATTGTTATACTCATTAATGTTCCATTAAACTTTGCCATCTTCTTCTTTTTTAGCCTTTTCTATAATTTTAATTCCTTCATTCTTTGTTCTTTCAATAGTGTTGCCGTCAGAGTCTAACTCAACTGCATCCCCATTTTTAACATACACCTCACCCAATTCTCTATCAATTGCCACTTCACTTGGCTTATGGGTTTCACCAGATTTAGGGATACCTTTATAAAATTTGGTCTTCCCTTCTCTAATATCTTTCGTCGTTCTTATAAATCTAATTCTCATGGTCTTATGCTTATTAAATATTCATCCGTTCTTGTTATCTGTGGTTTGTTGGCTATCTTGTCTTCTGTCATACCAGAACCTCGCTCATAAGTACACCTAAGAAGTACCTCCCCATCGTATGTACCTGCTGCCACGTAGTCTATTGCGTTTCTAACCGCTACGCCTATTTCATCCGCACCAACTTCCGAACCACTAGTAAATGCCCTATCTGCTACACTTGAAATTACTAGTCTTTCAAAATCTAGATCACTTGCCGTTCTAAATGTATTAGTAGGTATTGAATCTTCTAAATCAACTATTACAAATGGTGTCTTTTGGGTCTGACTAGCATAGTTAGTTCTTACCCTATCCGCACTACCTAGTAAGGCTACCAATGTGGCATCGTTTTTCAATATGTTTACTATAGACCTCAACTCGTTTGATTATCTCTTAATATGGTATCTAGTACCAATAAATTTCTATCTCCTTTGTATTTTCTAACACCTACTATGTGATGATATTCACTATCTACCACATAAGCCATGTTATCTGCTGTAATCGTTCTGCTAGTTGAATTTCTTATCAACCAACTACCCTTTTTCTTTGCCACTTGCTGATCTAACTCATATACCTCTATAGTGTCTGTTTTAAGAGGGTTTAAGTACTTCGATCTAACATTTGAATATAGTATAGCACCAGTTCTTACATCTTCGCCTCTAGCGTCTGTTATAGTCCATTTATAAATAGACCCTGTAACATCAAACATTCTAGCATTTAAGGTTGTTAGACTCATTAGTAATCGTTTATAGTATAGTCAAACTCTAACTTGCTTTTTCTTATTAATGACCAGTAAGGTTTTTCAACATCCGTACCGTCATAAACCGATTGACATTTTAAAAGGACAGCAGTCTTAACCCACCCTACCATGTTAGTATCAGCAGCTCCCATTCCTACAGTATAAACAATAGTCACAGTATCATTTTCAGTAGTAATAGCAGAAGGCCAATTAGTAATAGGTCTTAATCTTGCCACCTCTCCGATGGTTGTTAATGTATAATCTGTATCTTCAACCAAAGCGGTACTAATGCCCGTAGCACTCTCGTATGTAAATGTGTCTATGCTCGTCACTTTCCCCTTTGGTAAAAGAATATCTCCTTTTGGAAACCCATCTAAGGTAACCGTCCAGCCTTGATTAATTAAAGCCCTATCAGTATCCCTTTCAACATCATCAGTACCAGATTTGATGGCTTCGGCTATTACCAAAGCATCTTCACCAGAATCTATTCTAAGATGTTGCTCAACCAAAGCCGTAGAAACGGGATTGCCTGCTGGGTCTGTAGTTCTTTCTAACTTCATTTTGTCGCTTTTTCACCAGTACTTTTAGAAGCTTTTTCTGGCTTTACTTTTTTAGGTTTCTCTTCCTCTACGGCTTCTGCCACAGACTCATGAAACTCTCCTTTTTCAGCTTCTACTTCCTGTCCTTTGTTGAAATAGTAGCGTCTTCCAGACTTGCCTTTGACGCTACCATTAAACTTCATTATAAACTTCATAGCAACCCTTCGGTTTTATACCCTTTAAGGATCAAAGCACCGTAAATTGCTCCTGTAGTAGTGCCTGATACAACCGTAATAACACGTAGGTATTTTTTGTTACCCTTGTATCCGATTCTGTACTTTTGGTCATCATCAGCAGCACCATCAATTACAGGTTCATCATCTCCGAACAAATCCGCATCGGCAACTGCTGCCCATGTTGAGTTGTCATCAGACTCTTGAACTGTAAAGGTATGAATACCGTCTGTCCACGCACCTGCATCAATGATTACTGAAACTGCATGGTAATCAGCAATCTCAAAACTTGCTCCGTTCTCAGATGCAGTTTTAGCAGCCTTTAAAATTGACTGATCTACATCCACATTTGACTTTATATCTATATTCGCCATTTTTCTAAATTTTAATTGTTAATAAATTACGATGCAGCAGTATAAAGTACGGCAAAAGCTCCTTTAGCAGTTCCAGCAGTAGTAGTCGTAAGATTACTTGGCTGAAAATCAAAATGCTGTAAGAATCTCAATGCTTGTGCATCTTGCGTAGCAAGATTTATACTGTTACCATCTTCGTCAGTAATAGTCGCCTCTGTAAGTCTAGTTACACTCATTTGCATTCCTGTTCCGTATGCAAAATAAGAAGGATCAAAATACAATGCAGCAGGTACATTAGCACCATCTGTAATTGGAAATGCCTCACTAAACAATAATGGTCTGCCCCATAAAGTAGGAATACCTCCTGATTTAGCCGGTCCACCATACACATACTGTCCTTGACCGTCTTGCAGATTCAATAAATGCTGCTTCATATCAGGGTGCATCACGTAAACACCTCTTTCTCTTACAGAAGGAGAAACATCAAATTGAACAGCTAGGTAATCATCTGCATCAAGTGTTGCAAATGTCGCATCTCCTGTGTCAGCAGAAGTTTTTCTAACGTAGTTCACGTTTGAATCTGCTGCTAGATTAATGAACCCTTTCAAGTTGTGATAAGTAGAAGTTCCATCAGCGTTAAATGCTGCATTATCTTTAAGATATGCACCTGCTTCTGCTACTTTCTTCATCAAAATAGGAAGGATTTTACTACCTGCTGCTGCTCCAATCTCGTTTGTCCAATCGACAATACAACCCCACTTCAAGGTATCCAAAAGAATACCACCAAAAGTAGTTCCAGAACCACTAATAGCTGATCTTTCGTTTACAGCAGAGAAAGTAGGTCTTCCAATGATTGAAGGAATTTTTTTGCGTTCTCCATTAATCCCAAAGTTTGTAGCATACTGAGGAATAACCCCAAATTGCTGCTCCATATCAAAAATCTCATTTGAGATAGTTGTAGGGATGAAAATACCTCCTTTAGAATCTTTGAAAGTAGAATACCCATCTCTAAGCTCTAAATTGCTATAATGTCCACCTTCTTTCAATGCTCTTTGAGCTATTTTAATAGCTTCGTCATCTTGGATCATGGTAGCACAAAGCATAGACTCTACATGGAAGTTTCTAGCTTCTATAGATTCTTCTTTAGTTTCCTTAATCACTACTTTAGTTTCTGGTGTAAATTTTCTTACCTCCGTGTCATCATCTTTAGATTGCTCTAATTTCAATGATTCCACTTCTTTTAGTCTGTCAATCTTGGCAGCTAATTTTGAACGTGTCTCTTTTAGACCGTCCCACTTTGTTTGCTCATCCGAAGTAAGAATACCATCTCTGTTTTCTACTTCTGTATTTAGCGCAACCTGAGATGCAACCGCTTCTCTTAGTTCTTCTTGCGCTTTTTTCAGTTCGTCTGTCATTTTTCTAAAATTTCTAATTCAATTAATTCTAACCTTCTCAACTCATTAGCCCTCTCAACACTTTGTCGTTCAGCTAACTCGTTTTTTTGTTTTACTTCTTTAAACTTTTCCATGCTACGCATGGCACTTGTTGTATCAGCATAAGCAGGGTTGTCAACTGGCCCCATATCATAAATCTTACTAAAAGATTTAATAGTCCTCAGCATCGAACCATCATTACGTTCTTCCCACTTATCTCCACCTTTTTTGACATCGAAAGCAAAAGAACTTCCGTTGATGTCTTTTCTTTCAACCATCTCATAGATATACTTTCCTGGATAGTCAGTATTAGGCAACTTTATCGAATACCTTACCCCGTCATCATCCACAGAATATCTCATTGTTCCTGTTGTAGTTCGTCCTATAAGGACTTCGTGATTATAGCGTCCCATTATATCACTCATATCGGCATCAATCATGGCACTAGGGTCAACTATTTCCTTGAATCCACCTAAATCTTTACTTTCTCTATTGAAGACTATTGCATATCCCTCTATGTAGTGGCTGCCATCTTCATCCATCCTTATCTCTGGCTTTTCGCCTAAATCTCTTTTATCCATCTTCATCCGTATTTTCTTCCTCCGCATTTACTTTCTCTTGACTATTTAGCATAGCATCTTTCTGAGTTTTTAAAGGCATCATTGCACCTTGTATGTAATAATCAGAACCTAAACCATCCCCTATTGGTGACATATCAATTTGACTTCTGATTTCATCTGCGTTTAAGAATCCTAATGTCCTACCCGTCCTATAGAAATCAGTCCTAGTCTTTAAATCTGCTCTAATGTTACCCCAAACATTAAACACTATCTCGAATGGTTCAGAAGCTCTTTTGTTAGACTCTTTGAATAATTTACAGTCTAACTCTTGCTCCATCATTTCAAAAATGGGGATTAAAGCGTCTTTCGTATAAACAATATCTTGCTGCTCTTGATTTGAGTACTTAATGTTTTCTGTGAATTGTATCTTAGATAATGGGACTCTATAAAAAGAGCAAATCTTTGTATCTGTGTACTGCTTGGTTTCTAAATGTTGCCCTTCGTTAGGTGGTATCATTAAAGGGTTAAACTTTACGTTAGTCCCATTCATGTATGGAATCCCTTTAGGGTCTTCTCCACTCATATGGTTATTCCAACTCTTTATGTTTGCCTCGAATTGTTCACTAGTGGCATCTCCAGACACAAAACCAGGAGGTTTAACACCTATAGCCCTAGTGGAATACCTATCTTGCTTGATTTTGTAGCCCATCAGCTTGATATTCCACATTGCAGGGGAAATACCTACTACACCATCTTCTGTAAATAGTTTGAAATGCAGAATATCTCTTTGGTGGTGTTTAACACCTAAGTACTCATAATAAATAACCCCATCAACTTCATGTATAGATACTTGCCAAGGCATTAACGGAATAAGTTCTATGTCTCCGTTGGGATGTCTAAGTATTCCACTATACCCATTTCCCCACCCCAAAACATGGCTTGTCATTATATATTTCCAATGAAAAGCAGTCATTAGTCTATTAGACTGCTTATTTAAGGCATAGTTTATGGAATTGTTTACTATCTCATTTATTCCATTTCGTTTTTTCTTGACAGGGGATTTAGTCTTAGCTACATCCTGTGAAATGGTGTTTATACAAGCAAAAACCGTATCTAATTGATTTGATTTTCTTTCGTTAATATCTTCTCCTGATTCAGAATCATACTTCCCTCCCATGAACTCGCCAAGTTGTTCAATGGTTGAAAAATTAAATGTCTGACCACGCTCATCATGATTTGGATTCCATAATGAATTTCTTATAACTTGAAGCAGCCCTGGTCTTTCGCTCATAAAATATGATTATGAGCATAAAGTTAAGATGCAACATTGTTGCATTAGTAAATTACATTTACTTTTTTTTAGACACGCTATAAGATACTTTAAAACTATTGAAAGTTGTATAAGGTGGATCGCAATCATGTTTTGCTCTCCATTCATCTACGGCTAGATAATAAACGTCTATTTTCTTTTCAGCTTTAGATAAACTCTCTTCGTAGTAATAGATGAATTTCTCTTGGTTTGTCATCATTAATGTTTGTCTTACTTTCATTGTAGTATTGCGAAATTAAAATTACCAACGGGTTTAGCACCCACTCTTAAATATTCAGCTATAGCAGTTAGTGTAGCTGATACACCATCTATTTTCATATTACTTTTACCCTTACTAGGGATCATGTCACCCTCGTCCCCTACCTTCATTACTACATTCGCCATATTCCAGTATAAGACTTTATTATCCATCAAATCCATTTCGTGCTTTTTTAACCAATTGTACATCTGAGATACAGAGGCACTTAATCCTGTGTATCCTTGTCCAACGGGCATTAAGATTTCTTCATAACCTGCGTGCGCCAAAGACGGCACAATTCCAGCATAAGCAAATCGAGAATCAAAACCAATAGACTTAACATTGTACTTAGAAATTTCATTTATAATATCTTTTGAAATTAAACTATGGTCTGCCACGTTGCCATCTTGTTTAATCATATATCCTTGTTGTACCCATTTTCTATAATCTACATGATCTCTATTGTTAGCTACCTTATCGCTTGGAATCCAATACATCATTTTTACGACATGGATATTATCACGCACATTAGGGAAAAACAAAGCCACCGCATTCAAATCTTCTGCTTTTGCTAAATCAATCCCTAAGAAACAATTCTTACCTATTAGCTCATGATCTTTTATTCCGTGACTATTAGCCTTTACAACATCTGACGTTACCCATGTAGTAGCAGCATCAACCCAAATACCAGAGTTCTTTATCTTAATATTTACCTCTTGTTCTCCAGGATTCTCTTTTGCCTCCTTTATACGGTCTATCAAGTAGTCTTCTAAAGTATCCATGTAATCCATCATAGGATTAGACTTTTTCAACTCTTTGATATTGTCCCAATCAGCTTCGTCATCCAACTCAAAAAGTATCGGAAGAAATCTGTCATTCTCTACAGTACCTTCCAACACCTTTATTGCAGTTGCTCTTAAAACAGAAAAGCATGGTGCATCTTTGTTATGCCCAGGAGATGTGATAATCAAAGCCAAAGGGTTTCTCCTTAAACCCTGTCCAGACTTCATAGTTTCTAAAAGTTTCAAATCCTTTGCCTCATGAAGCTCATCAATGACAGTAGCCGAAGGGTTACCCCCATCTCCAGGGTCTTTAGGCATAGCTTCTATTTTACCAATCCTACCATTACCATCATCATAGTATGCTCCTGTAACTTCTTTCTGCCATGTAAACATGGCTAGCTTTTTCTCTGCAATAAGCTCCTTTAAAACGGGACTAGATTTTACAATGTCCCCTACCATTCTAGTGCAATAAATAGCTTGGTCTCTACTATTAGCACCACACATTATTTCTGGTCTATTGTCTTCTCCTAAGATCAATTCAAATAAAGCATTATTGGCAGCGTAAAAAGTCTTAGCTTGTTTACGAGCCACTTGAATATATGCCTGTTTATATTTTCTAGTTTTGTTTTTCTTGTACCGTAAACAATGAATCTGTTCAATCCAAAAAGCATGAGGCAATGGAAGTTCTACAGGTGCTGAAAGCTCTGGGACATAACAAATCTGCTCAAAGAATACAGACACTTTATGATGCCATCCCAAATCAAAATAAAGATCATCTCTTTTTAAATCATTGATATACCTTTCAGCCTGTTTTATTATAAACTTGGACGCAATTATTTTACCGCTAATTACACCTTTAGCATACTTATAAGATTTCGATTCTTTATAAGATTTAATCATTTACAACCCTGACCTTTTCTACTGAAAGTAACTTTGCTTTTTTAATGATCCTTGTATATACTCCATCAATATTTTCCCAAGACTCTTCTAGTACATCAAAAACAATCCTTATATCATCTTCACCAAAACAATTTGGTACGAACGACTCATTAAAAACATGATCGCCAAAATAATGCTTAAATTTAAGTTCCATCATTACACTATTTCCAAAACTCATACCAATTCTTTTTTTTCAACTGAGCTTCTAATTCAAGATTCTTCATTTTTAATATGTGATTACTTCGTTGAATAGCTTGATTGTCTTCTTTCATTTTATCCAATATCTCATCCCTCTTAATGTAGTAATACGTCGTCTCACCATCATAGATCGGGTACATAACATATCCCATGTCTTTTTCTATTGTTCTTTTGAAATCCCTAAGATCATCTAGTTCTTTAAGGCTTATTGTTACTGTTGCTTCCTTCATGTTACACTTACGTTAGTTAATTGATCTAATGCAGATTGCTTCTTTTCTTTCTTAGCCCAAACCTCCTTTAGCTTTTCCCTATCTTCTGGGCTTAACCCATACTTGCCTGAGTTCTTGGAGATGTAATCTGCTGTTTTTTGGAATACAGTAAACTCTGCCCTTACCTGTGAATAATTAGTGCTAGTACGTTGTGCTACCCCATTCTTATTTAAGAAATCAGCCATGTCATGGTGCATATCAAAGTTTTGTGCCAACACACTCAAACCAAAAGAGTCCGTCGATTGTAAAACCCGTTCGTCAATACACTCTATGATTTGATTGAATATTAATTTGCCTCGTTTGGTGAGGTACTCTTGTGGTGTTATATTTTTCATAATTTTTTATTTAGTGACAAATTTGGAATGTACTTTATTAGGTTGTTACCCACAATTAGCCTTCGCACACTTCCCATCACATATATCCATGCTGTCTATGTGCTTACTGGCTTTTTCGCCTATTGCTTTCTCTGAGGCGTAAGGGCTTTCTGAGTATCTATATGCTATGTCATCTATCTCAATATGCATCCT